TAATGTGTGTAGTGCATTGACGAGGGTCTGCACCGTTTTCGTGACCAATCGAATGTCCGCCCGTTTCCTGTCGTCAAGCACCGATTGATGCACTTTCGCCGCCGCAAATGAGCCACTCGAGCCAACGTCGCTGGTTAACGTTTGCCCGAGGATTAACTTCTGAATGCGTTTTATGATTGCCTGTTCAAATTGCTCAAATGTCGCGCCCGTTTGTTGTGCCGACAAGAACTCAGCGTCCCATCCGCTCGGTAAAGCCAGCGTGGCGTTTTGCACGGCAGCGTTTAAAACGACCGACAAATGCTCGACCGCAGCAGTCCCATCGCTTAATGTTGTATCGGGGGCTGTCCCTTTCAGGAATGGCGTGCCAGCTCGTTCGATGTTCTTCGCCCAAAACCGCCAGCCGTTTGTACGGAAGTACCACGCCCAATAAAGCCGCGACAACAACGCCTCGCCGTAAGGTTGACGATAGGTTTCATTTCGGATACTCAACAGGAACTTGAACTGTTTATCGACCGCTTCACCCATTGGGTTTTGCGGCGAGCGGTACAATAATTCGCCCGTGTTTTTCGGCTCGAACCATTCAAACGGCTTTTCACTAACCTCTTTTAATCCGATTTTGCCGTCAGGCAATTGCTGGTAAATCACTTCCTGCACGCTGTAGCCATACAAAACGGCGTTAAACGCGCCACGAAGCGTCGAAACAATAGTCTTGTTGAGTTCGCGCCAAATGAAGTCGTTTTGCCGCCCTTTACCGAGTTCTAGTCGCCAAGGCGTGGCGATTAACGCTTCACGTCGGGTTTCGATGCACGCCGTAATCTCATCGTCCCCCTCTAGGGCGCGGAGTTCTTTGCGGTGAATGCCCAGCTTCTTGAGTGTTTCGTCGGTGTCTGCCATCTGAAAAAATGGCTGAATCAAATAATCGATTGCTTGCTCGTTGTAGAGTGTTTTCGGTGCTGTTGCCATGACTAAAATTTCCGTGTTGTGCCGACGAGCGGCGTTGAGTTTGTTGATTTCGAGCGTAGCCATTCGAGTGCTTGGCTGGTGCTGTCCGCTTGGTCGTCATGCGCCGCCAATGGGAACGAAAGCAGCTCGTGTTCGTAATCTGCGAGCCAAGCGGCGTTCTCGGGCAGATAAACCTGCCGCGCCTCAAACATTGTTGAGACTGAATTCAGACGGGTGATTTTGTCGCTTTCAGGAAGAACCGCTATAACGGGAATCCGCGTGTGGCGGAATTCCTGAATTAGCGATTGCCCGCTTGCCTTGTCCTCAATTAGTACCGCTTGAGGTTTGAATTGGTCGTACTTTGATTCGACCGCTCGTTTCACGTCGGGGTATTCGCCCCGCATAACGTGGCAATCGAGCAGGTAATATTTATTGTTTGAGGTTTGCAGCCATGTTGTGCAAACGCTGGGGTCGTTTTGGATTTTTGGCTTGTATGCTGTGTCCCACGATTGAATGACGCGCAGCTTTTCGGAAGGAGGAACGCGGTAACGCTCGAACCATTCAGATTTAATTATGCCGCCTTCTTTCGGGGTTGGATTTTGTAAGTATTGACCTGAGAAATTAAACGGATTGGCGGCTTTCATTCGGTGAAGGTCGTCAATTGAATGCTTGAACTCCCACAACGGTTCGTCATTTTCGTTAATCGCAGGGATTTTTAAATGATGCCATTTTTCACCCGTTCCGCCGCCCAACAGAAAGCCACAAAGGTCGTTGTGGTGTAACCGTTGCATGATGATAATTATTGGCGTATGTGGCGAATTACAGCGGCTTTCAACCGTTGATTGATAAAAGTCGATGACGTTTTCGCGTCGGATGTCACTTTCTGATTCGGCTGCTTTGTGCGGGTCGTCAAAAATAATTGCCCCGCCAAATGCGTCTCGCATCTTTCCTGCGCCATAACCTGTGATTGTTCCGTCAGAGCCTGTTGCATAAACGATTCCGCCGTCCGTTGTACGCCATTCATCTTTTGCTTTGCTGTCATTGGTCAAAGATACTGTTGGAAATAACTCTTGGTATGCCTTACTACCGACCAACGCTCGCGCCAAATAAGCGTGCTTTGCTGCCACTCGTTTTGAGTAAGAAATGTAAATGAACTCGCTGTCGGGATATAAGCCCAAACACCAAGGAATGAAATTAACGACCGCCATTTCGGATTTCGAGTGGCGCGGGGGGATGTTGATGATTAGCCGAGTTATTTCGCCCCGCACAACCTTGGTTAGTGTTTCGGCAATCAAACGATGATGCCAATTCACGAAAAACCGCCGACCGTTTCGCTCGCTGCAATAACGCGTGAACTTTAAAAAATCGCTACAGATTTCTATTTGCTGGTTTTTAGTCATTCATCAACCTTTCTGCAAAAAAATCCGCCTCGCCAAAAAGTGACAAGACGGCTATTTCCTACAACAAAACGGCTAAGTAATTATCGCAATGACGCGCCGTCTACCCATGTGACGTAGTTAATTGCGAATGTGGCAGCATCCAAATCACCAATTTCTGTTTCATAGCCAGCAATGCTAAATTTAATTGAGTTGTCGAATCCCAATACTGTCGCTGGGATGTCGATAATCAATGATAAATCAGCCGACGTTACTCGCACCGTTCCAAAGTTTAAGATTTCCATTGGTGGTGCAGAGAAGTAATTCGCTGGAATGATGACATCTGTTCCGCTTAAATTAGAGTTGTTGATGGCTACCGCGCTGTCCGTATAAATTTGTGGCAATCCTGAAACAATGTTGTCTAAATACGTTTTTTCGGCATTGAAAGCTGCGGTTAAATCAGTAACAGACTGATTAGCAGAAGCAATTGCCGCGTTAATCGCGTCAGCAACGTTGGCAGAAGGATTGACTGAGATGTAATCAGCAATTTCTTTTAATGTGTTTAACGCTTCTGGCGCAGAGCCGATTACATCAGCAATAGCTTTACGAAACGAACCCTCAACATTTGACGCACCATTAACGATGGCTAAAGCGTTGCTAATTTCCGTGTCTGCTGCTGTACGAGCAGCAACTTCAGCGTTGATTGCTGTAGTTAAAGCTGTTGAACCAGCCGCACCTTGAGTGTTTAGTTGCGCCAATAACGCTGCCAACGCTTCTGGTAAGCCTTGAATGCTTTTTTGACTAAATTTAATTTGTGACATTTTAAAACCTCTAATAAGGAAGACGGTGTTACTTAGTCCGACAACTGAGAAATAGCTTTTTAGAGTAGCCAAAAACTCTTAAAAATGGGGCGATTACTAAGCACGATGTCACAGCGATAATCGATAGCACTCCTAGCATAAGCATCGAACCGCCGCTCAAATCAACGTCGTTGTCTTTATACGCGGTCATTAAGCAATGATTTCTACCATCAACAGGCTCAAAAGTTAGGTCTATAATTCGTTCTAACGTTCTCCAAAACCAATGCTCAGTTGCCGCGCTTTGGTATCCGACACGCCCTGAAACCGTAACATCGGGATTTCCACCAGCGACTGCATTTCCAAGCTGGTCGATGGCTACCAATAAATTCAATAAGTAATTCACGATAACTGTCTCAAAACGACGTTTTTACAGTACACGCCGTTTGTTGATGCCCCTGTAATCGTTGGTAAGGTGACAACTTTGACGCTGATAATTAGTTCTGCATCGGGTTCGACTAAGCTGGAGTCGAATTGCGTTGCTGTGGGTGTTGACGAGGTGATTTGTATATCTGTCGTCGTGTGTCCCCAGCGAGGTGCAACAGTCAAGTTCATTGGGATAGTGACGTTAAAAACTTTCTCAGTAAAAAATACATCGTTATTTTTGGCGTAGGTCATGCTGATTTGCAGCACTAGATTTCCGTTAATTGCCGTGCCGTTATGCCCAAAATGCAGACGCAGAAATGTGTTGATATTTGGCTTGAACTCATCGTTTAACACGAATTCACTAAAAAAAACGTTATTAGTAGCGAAGAACCAACGCTGTGTGTTGCCACCACAAAATGCTGCCAAAGTCGGTGCAGTATTCCCTGTTGTTCTTGCCGAAAAATCACCCCGTACATTTCGCCATTTTGGCTGTTCAGGTACACCTTGCTGTTCAAGCGCATCTAATCTTGCGTCCAACTGCACGTCAATCGCATCTTGCTCGGCTTCTATTTTTGACAGCCCACTAATGCTTGTTATGCTGAACTTTGGCATTTTTCTTACCAGTTAAGCGTCGGAAGGGACTGAATTAAATCGCTTTCGCTCGGAATCACTGCATTGCCAGCGATTACGTTTTCCATTAACTGATTGCAATACAACCAAACAGCGTCGCGCCATTCAATACAAGCCTGTCCCTCGAATTGAAAAGGTGCATTCTTGCTTGTTGCATAAGTACACGCGCTCAATAAGCTGTCGTAGCCGCGCTGCCGCACTACTGCATCCATGTAATTTTGAACTGCGTCCGTTAATCGACCAATCGTCGCTTGCACGGATGTTTGCATCATTTCCTGCTCAGTCAATTCTGTAATGGTCGTCATCTTTAACCCCTTGATTGGTTAATATCTTTGATGATTTTCTTAACGCGCTCGAAAAATTGCTTGTGAGTGCTGGCATATTCTGTTTTGAGGCGGATTCGCGCAGACATATCAATGTGCAAATGAACACTCCCGCCTTTTATTTCGTGCGGCACACCATGCTCAATCGCCCACGCTGCGAAATAGTGGTCACGCTCAATCATGTCAACGCTCCAACGTATGAAACAACAGCGAAGCACCCCGTAAAATCGCTACTGGTGTCCATGATTTTCATAACGTAGTTGTCGCCAATCTTGTCGAGCGCAATGTCGCTGTAAATTTCAACGCAAAAATCTCCGTCTGTTCCGTAAGGCATATAGATGTAGGCTTGATTAAAAATAAAATTCCCCAAGGGTCGGCTCGGCAAAATACAAACGCGGTCGATAATCGGCATCCTGTCTGTTGTTATGCACGCCAGATTCGTAGACGCGCCACCTCTAATGCCGTTAATAACTACCGAATGCGTTACAGCCGAAACTGTTACAACATCGCTCACAGCGGCGCGAGTGGCTTTTGTTGGCGCGGTAATAACCGTGTTTTCAACTGCCGAAATCGTCACCAAGTTATCAGCCACGACTACACCTTCGCGTTGGTGACTTGTGGAATGACTGTTACTTTCGAGCGGTAATCGCTGATTGGCGGCAGTAGCGTTGTAATTTCGCCCTGTTGTGTTCGCGCTTGCAGGTCATAAAAATAGCTCCCAACGGGGATTTTTCCCGTTACCTCTGACGAAATAACAAAAAAGCACACGCCGCTCTCAGGCGTGTCTTGTGGCAGCGAGCCAGCGACGGTCGTTATTTGCAAAACAGCCGCGCTGTCGTCGTCGGTGAACTTGTTTTTTAGCGTCAACCAAAACTTGTAGCCCGTAATGTCTGACCCGTTGTTGTATTTAATTTCGAGCTGGTAGCTGTCCCCCGCGCGAATATCGGGGATGTATTTTTTAGCCATTGAGAACTCTGTTTAAAATTTCGTCCTGAACGCTGTCGATGTTTTGCTGTGCGTTCAGATTGTTGTTTGTAATGCTTGTTGCGGCTGGGTAATACGAAACAACGCCCGTAACCTTCATTGTTGAAACCAGCGTGTCGGCGACGATTTTGCAGTCGATGGGCTTTGGGTCACTGCCCATCGATTTGACTGCCATGCTGGCAACTTTTAGCCCCGCCTTGGTGAACCAATCAATGTGCTTTAAACGTTCACTGACCTCATTTGTCACAACTTCCGCTTGGGCGGATTCTAGTGTGACAAACTCCGCCTCAACCCGCGTCTTATCTGAAATAAGCTGTGACAAAATACCCTTCTGCCACGCCTCTTTTTTAGAGGTTCGCTCGACCGATTTGTAATTTATGCCTGTGGCTTCGTCTATTTCACGAAAGCTCTTACCAGCCTCAAATAAAGCCCTCGCTTTTGCCCAGTCGGAGTCGCTGATTTTAGCCATCGATTAAATCGTTAAACTTGGTGTTGTTACTTTCCAAAACAGCTTCTTTGCCCGTGAGGTCTTGCCAGCGGCGCACAATCACATCGCAGTATTTCTCATCGAGTTCCATTAAACGCGCCACTCGTCCCGAATTTTCACAGGCAATCATGGTTGTGCCGCTACCACCAAACAAATCAAGCACTACGCCACCTTTGGGGCTACTATTTTCGATTTGGTATTGAAACAGCTCCACAGGCTTCATCGTTGGATGCACACCATTGCGAGCTGGTCTGTCGAATTCAAGAACAGTCGTCTGCGTTCTATCACTCCCCCAAAAGTGCGATGCACCTTCTTTCCAACCGTACAGGCAAGGCTCGTGTTTCCAGTGATAATCTTGGCGACCCAAAACGAGCGAGCTTTTTACCCAAATCAAGCATTGGCGAATCTTCCACTCAATGTCATGTGCCGCACCTCGGAAGTTGTAGCCCTCGGAATCGGCGTGCCAAATATAAAACGCCGCTCCTGCTTTCATAACCGCGTCAGCTGTTGAATAAACATCGCGCAAAAATTGGCGAAAATCGCCGTCACTCATATCGTCATTTTGAATGGTTAGTGCGTCGGCTGTTCCACCTGTGTATGCAACGTTGTATGGTGGGTCAGTAACAAGCAAATCTGCCAACACGTCGCCCATTAGAGCCTCAGCGTCACCAATACTGGTGCTGTCGCCACACATCACGCGATGCTTGCCACACAACCAAACGTCGCCCCGTTTCGAGACGGGAATAAGTGGCGGTTCGGGAGCTGAATCAAGGTCTGCATCGCTATCAATCGTGGATTCGTCATCAATTTCCAAATCGAGGTCTGCAAAGCCCGTTAAATCAAGGTCAAATCCCAGCTCGTCGAGTTCCGACAATTCAAGTCGTAACAAATCCATGTCCCACTCGGATTCCGCCACTTTGTTGTCGGCGATGCGTGCCGCTTTGGCTTGGGCGGGTGTGAGGTCTGCTCGAATAATGACGGGGACGGTTTCCATTCCGAGCTTCTTACAGGCAAGCAAACGCCCGTGACCTTTGATGACTACGTTATTGGCATCGACCACAATCGGCACGTCATGTCCGTATTCGGCAATCATGCTGGCAAGCTGATCGATTTGTTCAGGTGGGTGTTTCTTTGTGTTGCCCGCGTACGGAATCACGCTGTCGATGGAAACCTGACTGACTTGTGCATTAAATTTATTCATCCTTTGCCCTCAACCTTCCGTTACGACGTTGTGAACGCCGTAAATTGTCAAAATGCCCGTTACAACGTCCAGCGTTGTCTGATGGTCGAGCTGAAACCAATAATTTAAAATAATCGGCAATAGCAGCATCAGACCTCGTTGCGTGCCTTGCTCGTGCAGCTTGTTTTTGAGCTTTATCAAAAAATGCGGCTCGGCGGGTTCACTTACTAAACGCTCATCAATCAAACGGTTGATGAATTGCTCGAGCGTGTCTTGGTCTTGCTCAGTCATTGCTGTCCTTTTTTTTTAAAGCCGCTGCGTGAATAAGGTGGCAGTTGCTTTTGTCAGCCTTTGCCTCCACAGCCTTTTCTATTCTGGACAGCGATTCGTTTAGCCTGTTTGTATCAGCGTTTTCTTTTGTCGCAACCTGTAGCATTTGTTCGCGTGTCTTTTGAATGATTGAACGCAGCCCCTCAAATTCGGTACTGAGTTGTTTTAATCGCTCTGCCGAAACCATCCGCTCGCGTGCGATATTGATTTCTCTTTGCAGTGCGTCGATGTCTTCATTAAGGGACTTTATTGCGTCAATTCCGACGACGTTATTGCTGATTCTTTTAACGTCAGCAGTCAGTTCGTTCATGTCGTCTTCCATTCGCTTTAGCCACTCTCTTAGGTGTTCTTTGTCGCGCGAATCGTTGTGCCGCAACAGCCCCCAAAATGCGCCGCAAACCGACAAAATCAGGGCAATTTCGGCATCAAAATGCTCTTCTATGAAGCTCACCTCGCCCACCGCGCTCTTTCTTTTCGGGTGTCGATGTGTGTCCAATCTTTGTATTTGCCCAAGCCACCAACCTTGCTGTCGAGGTTTTCAACTATGTAAGCGTGAACTGTGTGGGCTGGTACTCCCGTAACCTTGAAATCAGCAGCAATCCCCTCGATGTGTTGCGACCTTTTTGCGCCACCGACCTTTTTGTTGTGATATTCGCAGCGATAGCCGCTTGTGATGGTGATTGATTTACCAAAGGCTTCACGAATTTGCTCAAGCAGCTCAATCAGGTCTTTACTTATTCCGCCAGCGGGCAGTCCCCCGCAGCATTTACACCGAAATTCATCGCTATCGAAGTGTTTTGATAATTTACTCATGGCTCGCACCGAAATGTAGTTTGTTTGTCGCTACATTAGGATTTTGCGGGCTGTTTTTCTAATCGCATCGTTTAGTAAAACAGGCGAATTTCAGGCAATAAAAAAGCCCCGAAACTTTTACGTCTCGAGGCTTGTATGATTTTAGACTATCGAGCGTGGGCGGGGCGTTGTCAAAAAGTAAAATTTTTGAGGTGTAAAAAATTATGTTTTATCTAAATTATCAGTTACCAAAACCACCTTATTGCGCCCCGTATTTTTTGCATCGTAAAGCCCTCTATCTGCTCGCTCAATCAATTCAATCACAGAATCATCACTACAATACTGGGTTACACCAACGCTAATCGTCTTATGATTCACAACGGGAAATTTGGCAGATTCAACGGTTTTTCTGATTTTTTCAGCGAGGTCAAAAGCCTGTTTAGCCGTTGTTTGCGGTAAAATAATTAAGAATTCTTCACCACCCCAACGTCCAAGAATGTCTGAATTACGGATATTTTCTTTTAAAATTTGCGCCATAAAAATCAATACGGCATCGCCTGTATTATGACCGTGAACATCATTGACTTGTTTAAAATGGTCAATATCAATCAAGATAACGGAAAAATCCGTCCGATAACGGTTTGCATAATCTATTTCATGGTTAAGCACGTTGTCTAATTTCACCCGATTATAAATTTGTGTCAATTTATCGGTAATCGACAGCAATTCTAATTCAGAATTCACTTGTTCTAATTCAGATGTGACAACGTTAATAAAGTGCATCAAATGGGAAATGACACGAATGTGTTTATTCACATAAGGGTCATCGACCTGTGAAATCTGAACATCTGCCCATTGTTTTTTAGGATAAGTGGTTCTTCTTGCGTGTTGACCTTCACGCATTCCAACAGCAACCATCGCAGAATTGAGTAAATGTAAATTATTACTTTGCCCAAAGAATTCACCGTAAGTATAAAACCCAACCGTTGGTGCAATTTCTTGGAATGGCAATGTTTCTAATTCAACTTCTTCTTGCATTAAAAAACGACGACAACCACAAGTATAAAGAAAAACAGCATCAGGCATGAAAGCACGCATAATAGCTTGAATTTCTTTGGCATCGTGAATAATAGTCGTTGGGTTTCCATAACCGACCTTGAATTTTTCCCCAATGCGAACATCTGCAACAAATTGAAGTGAGCCGTCTTCTTCAACAGAAATCGGAACACGTGCTAAGGTTTGACCATCACGTTCAACTAAAAATGGAAATGCTAGAACATCAAGGTCAAAATTCACATCATTGCTGATGTTTAAGTAGCGATGATAAACATTAAAAGCAGGTTCATCATCTACCGTTTTAACAAACTTTCCATGTGCTTCCGTAATGGTCATTTCTTTACTTAATGGAAGCCAGCCAAGATAACTATAAATATCAATGTGTAATTCATTTCCTAAGAACACAACAGCGACAGCACCTTTATTTAATAATTGTGTCCCAAGTAAAATCAACGAATTGTGCATTGCGCCATAATCCGCCGCACCACCACCAAATACAGGGTAATTTCCAACTTTGTTTGCAAGTCCATTTAATAACTCTGTCACATTAATGCTAATTGGGGTTGCTAAGAGTAATACTCCCGCAATATCAGAACCCGACGAGCTAATTTCTGAGCCTAATGTATGCCCCGCAATTTCTTCATCATTTTCGTGACATTCTGCAAACAAGGGAACTAGCGTTGTAAATTCAAAAAAAGAAAATGAAACTACGGTGGATTTCACAAATGTACGCCCATCGATAATTTCACCCACCGTTGTTGAACCAACTAAAACAGCGGTGGGTAAATTATCAGCGATAATTTCTGAAATACATTTAAGCCATGCGGGGACAGTTTGTGCTGAAAATATCTGCACTAAAATTGACTTTGCTTTGGCAACTTCTGTAATAATTTCTTTTGATGCTAGAAATTCAGTTAATCCGCTAGGGTTTTCAACAAGATAAGTATAGTGTTTCATAATAATTTAAATTAAAAAATTGTTAAATGTGTTACCTAAGCGACAGTTAATTTTACTGCAAATCTATACTCGTACTCGCCTGCCTATTTTGCGTTAATCGAAGACATTGGTCACAAAAAATGAAGGAACTCTCTGGATTTGTAGTTTATTCGATTTTAGCAGCCACTTTTCAACAAAGTGTTGCTTGCTTATCAAGATAATAGCCATAAGTTCAAACATATCTTTTTGGGCTTGTTTGGAGAATGGCGACAAATTCTGGTGTTACAACGTCATTATTCATTTTTAAGAAATTTTGGGCTTTGCAGAATGTTGTCGTTTTTGATAATTAACAAATGACCTAATTAAAACACCAAATGTTAAGCAAACAAATCGTATTGATGCTTTTTGCGTTCAGATTTGATTATTTTACAAATTTGCTGATAACACAAGTCGTACTTTTGGCTTAAATGAAGTGTGTTTTTACCATTGAAATCGCGGTAAATTTGCGCGTTGCGGTCACTAAAATCGACCTTGCTTGATTTGGGAATGTAGACGGGATTGCCACCGAAATGGCGGGAGATTTTTTGGATGATGCTTTCGGGGATTTCTAAGTCGCGTAATTCGGTTAAAAAGTTGGACATTTTCGCTTCGCTTTACATTACGGAGGCGGCATTTTATCCACTTTTTTTGGAGATGCAAGAAACCTACTTGCTGTTTGTGAATTAATTTAATACACGCGCCAAAAATTCGCGCATTTCTGATAAAAAATTCGACATAAATCCAACCTCAAATAATCACGGGGGCGGGATTTTATCTGCTTTTTGATGCAATGAAAAATAATATCTGAGGTTTACCATTCTGACACTGTCAGTACAGAATTATGCTTAAAAGGTGACGTATAAGTCAGCCCAAGTTTTTCTACGAATTGTTTTTCTTGTTCTACAATAAATTCTTTTCTTAATTCTAAAATATTTCTTTTCTGTTCAAAAGATGTATAAATTCCATTGTCAAAAAGACTCATCATATCAGAAGTTATGAAGTGCCGTTTGAGAGCTTTATCTCGTTCGAATATGAGTAATGATAGATCTTTTTTCTTATGTAAATGTAACGAAATATTTTTTTCTGTTTTCAAAAAAGCTATAACATTTTCGGGATTGTAAGTCCCTTTGCTTTCATCTCTAATATCATGGAACAGATGGTTTATGATAATTCCGTCAATATCTTCCGCATTTATCTGATTGCTAGGAGATCGCTTATAGTTCAACATGAATAACAACAAGGCTTTAGCTCGAACGCTACCATAAAATATCTTTGCTGGAAATTCTGTAGTTTCGAATTTCACATCTACCTTGTCGTTATAAACGGGGTCACAACTTGGGTCTTTCAGAAAATTTTGAAATGCATGATAGGCTTCCCTCTGTTTGCTCAGAGAATAAATTGTAAAATAGTTGGCGTAGGTAGTTATCCAAAACCAATTTTTAAGCTTATCTAGTTGTTCAGAAGTTGGATTTTTCAATTTAAAGAAAAAATCTGTAATGAAGACAAGTTGTATTCCATAAGGCAACAATTTTGATTCCACTACTAATAACTCTTCGAATAAAAATTTAACGGCTTTTTTTATACTATTAATACTTTTTCTCGCCACACTTATGAAATCATCTTTTTTTACTACAACTTCAATTTTCGTATCAAAGTAAACTTTTCCGAACGAATTAGTAATACACTGAAAAATTAACTCTCGCTTTACACTATTAAAGTTATACAGCTTCAACTCTTCTAATAAATTATCAATTTCACTCCCTAATCTAAATCCTTCTTTATTACTATACGTTAAAGCTGACACCATCCAGTCGGGTGAAATATCAGCCCCCTTTGAGTTTATCCTTGAAAAAACTTCGACTACTTCTTCAATCTTCCCTCCCATCATATCAATAGATGGAAGGGTATAATCTATTAATGTAGTTCCTAACTCTATGTAATTGTTAATGTAACAATTAATTTCTTCATCACTATACCCCCCATTCATTCTTAATTTACCTTCAAAAAGAAATGCGACTCTAGTGTCTAATAGCTGATACACTGGAACCTGATGCGTTAAAACATTACTTATTGATCGTGGAAAGAAAAACTCTTCTGTTTCAAGGTCATAATAAATCGAAAATTCTTTTAATAATTCGCTGTTGTATTTAAGAGATGTTTTTTGAGGATCAATCAAACACCCTAAAATTGTAGCAAGTCTTTGAAAACCATCTAATATATAATAGAAATCATCCTTTTTTTCTGGCACAACAAATACACCAATGTTCTCTGCTGTCATATAATCAGCAGAATCTGGTTTCCAAAATAGAATCGAGCCTATTGGGTACCCACATTTCAAACTATCAAATAGATCCAACTTGTTATTATTTGACCAAATAAAGTTTCTTTGAAAAATTGGAATTTGCAAACTACCATTTTCAAGGTCGTCAATGTAATGTATGAGTCGTCTTACTCTTGCATTTAATCGTAATTTTGCGCTCATAACAATTTCTCTATTTTTTGAAAAATTTGCTCTAACTCATTAGTTACACAACGCTTATTTAAGGTAAATTTATTGATCATATGATGGGATGAAAAATTTTTTGGAAATTCTGTTTTAAAATTTTCTAATTTAAACCCTGAATTTAATTTTTCAAAATTGCAATCTGAAACTGTTAAATATAATTCTTTAATTTGAATATCTAAATCATCTTTTTTTAAAATCTTTTTCCCAAAACCTTGATTAATATTGAGAAAATCTTTTTGTTCTTTATTCAAGTATTGGTAAGCTTTAAACCAAAACAAAAGTTCTTCTTTCTTAGAAATATCCTCAAAAACTTCATCTGGCATATAATTCTCCATGCATCTTTTTTCTAGCACATGATTAGGTACATTATTTTTTTTAAGAAAACCCAATACATTCTGATGATTTTTTGAACTAGATGAATGAGTCTTATCGCTATCTAATACAACAAAACAACGTAAATAATCATGACAATTTTTATTATTAGTGCATGCTAAATTATTAAATGATTGTAATTTTCCTTCTATAAAATTCTCTGTATTTGTGCATCCACCAGAATTTTCAAATTGAATCCAGCCTTCTTTTAAATGTTTTTTTACATTTCCCGTTGTATCGAAATGTTCAATAATTGCAATTATGAAATAATGATCATTTAAACTATTTTCTAAGACAATAGAAATTGGTTGGTTGAAAAAACGGATTGATTCATCAATGTTAAAGGAATTATTCGAATTTGTGTCTGAAACAAAATAATTAGGTTGTTTATCAAACTTGCTTTCGATTACGGCTTTGTTATATGTTGCCTCTATATACTCTTTGTCGTTATAGTCCAGTTTTGTGTAATTGTCACAAGTTGAAATAATAGATAGTTCAATGAATAACTCATATCTATTTTTATATGTTAAGATATGAACCAGATAATTCAATTCTTTAAAATCAGATGATTCAAATATGTCTTTTTTAATTTCAACAATCATCACTTTTTATTTAATTGAGCAGTTCGAATAGCACTTGTTTCATCCAATGTTTCACTAAAAACATTTTCTGGCCAGTAGATTTCACCATTTTCATCTCTTGGTTTTCCAAAATTATCAATATTTATTCGTTTTAACATACTTTCTAATTTTGCATCGTCAGAATCAACGTAATAAATAACAACATCATTTGAGTTAATTTTCTCTTCGGCAACTAATCTCCTTAGTCTTAAAACAAAATTTGGAGAATGTGTCTCAATTAAATAATGTTTATTTCCGTCCTTTATAGATTCTGCAAAAAGTTGTGCTAGGTTACCATGCGCGGCTGGATGTAAATGTAGTTCTGGTTCTTCAATAATAGTTAAAGTTTCTTTGTCATACGGAAGAAGCGCACTCACCACCAAAGGCAAAGCATATATCATCCCTAACCCAACATCTTTAAAATTAACTCGTAAATCTTCTTTTTCCAGTTCTATGCGATATGGCGGAGCATTATCTGCATTTACAAAAATTCCCCAACCTTCAAAATTATCTTTATAAAACTCAGATGTTTTTTTAAGTACATTTTTTGAGTTATTTAAAGAATCATCAATCAAGATTGAATATACATTTTCACCTTTCATTCCAACAATATGATTTAATTTAAGATTTCTATCAAAATATCTTTTAGGCTCATGTCTATGGGAGGAAATGTAATTTGTATCAAAAACAAAAGATTCTAAATCAGCCCCGAGAGAGGCTGATTCTGGTTTGAATCCCATGAATTTTTGATTGTCAAGATTATCAAGTTCCCTTCCATTCAAAGACCAACTAGTAATAAATGAACCTCCGTGTGGATTAGCTCCAATGACGATAGATAAATTATCCTGATCACTTTCCATATTAATTTTTAGTTGTGAAAGTTTTCTTCCGTATATTAAATCCCTAAACTCACCACCAGCGTCTAAATTATTAAATGTAACTATTGGCTCTCGATGCTCACCATTAAGAGATTCTTTAATTATTGACATCAGTTTTAGGATAGCACTTTTACCTGAGCTATTTTTCCCAATTATTATAGTCAGTGGTTTAAATTCTAATGTTTGTTCCCTTTTAAATATCTTGTAATTTACAAAACTAATTTTTTTTATCATCACTTTTTCTCATTAAATATAAATTTAATCCCTTATCATATTCACTAGACGCAACCAAAGATACACTTCGCTTTTATGTATATTGAACAATGGAGATTTTTCTTCCCTTAGCTTTTCAATATTGGCAACAACTGACGAGATATTTATTCAAATTTTCCAATTTGACAAATGCTACGTTCAAAAACATCCCATCCCATCACCTCGCCAACGTCAACAAATCAAACACCACCTTCGCAAAAACCGCCGATTTCACGGGGTCAGATAGCAGCTGCATCATTTGATTTTGATGTGCCTCACCACTTTCCATAATGGCATCATCAATGGCTTTGGGGAAATTACCCAGCATTGCTTGTTCGGGCGTATTTTCTGCAATTTGCTTCATCACCAGCGTGTTTTCGCTAATTTTATCTCGAATAGTGTAAGCGTAATTCACCATGTCTTTATCGGTTAAATGGTCGGTGATAAACAGCTCATTCAAACGGGCAATAATCTGTGACAAAAAGGCTTCTTCGATGTTTTTTGCCGTTGCCGTTCCTAAATCGTTTGCAGGTTCAAGCAGCTGTGGCGCGTCGATTTGCAATTTCAAATCTTGCTGGCGAATAATCGATACTCGGTAATGACTGAGCGCAACATCGCTCAAATCAATGTCATATTCTTCCATAAAGGTTTCGCGTAACATCGGGCGCAAATGACGGGCAAACAAACTGAGTTTCTCTAAATCCTTATCGTCGTAATCGACAATTTGCGACATGAATTCATAAAAGCGAACAAACGTGCCTAAATCTTTTTTGAAGATTTCGAGTTTGTCTTTTTCTTTTTTACATTCTTTGAAGCTGTTTTCGGCGTTGGTAATCAGCACCGCATCAGCAGTTTTTTTTGTGCGTTCAAACATAGTTTTTGCTTGTTTAAACGCTTCAACGGCAGATTGATAACGCTTCTGCCAACGTTCCACAGCAGGTTTGCAAATGTTCGCAATTGCCGCATTACTTTTGCTTTTGACAAAAAACGCGGCGCAAAATTGCTCCACTTCGTGCCATGTGAAAATCCCCGCCGCCCGTAATTTTTCAGCCAAATCAAAAATCAAATTCGGGTCAGATACGTCCGCGAGTTCGGCTGTTTGATAATACGGCTGGAAAGCATCGAGTATATCTTGCGGGTCGTTGAAAAAATCTAAAACGAACGTCGTTTCTTTGCCTAAATAAGTGCGATTCAAGCGCGACAAGGTTTGCACACATTCCACGCCGCCGAGTTTTTTATCAACGTACATCGCGCACAATTTGGGCTGGTCAAATCCCGTTTGAAATTTGTTCGCCACAATCATTACTTGATAATCGTCTGAATCGAAGGCTTTACGCATATCGCGTCCTTTCAAATTCGGATTCATGTTGCTTTCAGTGAACTTTTCGCCAATCAAGCCTTCTGAGTTTGGGTCTTTATCCGTAAATTCGACTTCGCCTGAAAATGCCACCATCGCATGAATGTTTTGATAACCTTTTTCGATGATGTATTTGTCGAAACCGTGTTTGTAACGCACCGCTTCTTTGCGCGAACTGGTGACAACCATCGCTTTCGCTTGTCCGCCGAGCAAACCCATTACGTTATCTTTGAAGTGTTCGACGATGATTTGAACTTTTTGGGAAATGTTGTAATCGTGCAAGCGCACCCATTGATTAAGTTTTACTTTTGCGCGTTTGCTTTCTACTTCTTGGTCAGCTTCTTGGACTTTTAACGCCAAGTTGTAAGCGACTTTGTAATTGGTGTAATTTTTTAGCACATCGAGAATAAAACCCTCTTCGATGGCTTGTCGCATGCTGTAGACATGAAACGCGGCAGGTAAATTGGTTTTCGATGCTGGCTCAGTTGGATTGGGCAATCTGCCGAATAATTCCAGCGTTTTCGCTTTGGGCGTGGCAGTGAAAGCAAAATAACTGACATTAGGTGAAACACGGCGCGAGGCAATCGTGGCATCTAAAATATCTTCGGCGGTTAAATCTTCATCGCTCAGTTGCGAATCGGTCATCAACACTTCTTTTAATTGTCGCGCCGTTGAGCCTGTCTGCGAAGAATGCGCCTCGTCAGCAATAATCGCGTAGCAACGTTCTTTTAAACTTACGCTGTTTTCGATGGCGCGTAACACAAACGGGAAAGTTTGAATCGTCACGATGATAATCGGCTGAGAATTTTCGAGCGCGGCGGCTAATTTTTCAGATTTCGAGCCGTCGCCTTCTTTGTTGTTAATGCGTCCGACAACGCCATCGACGTGTTCAAATTGGTAAATCGTGTCTTGCAGCTGGTCATCTAAAACGGTGCGGTCTGTGACGATAATCACCGAGTGAAATTGCTTGTTGCCGTCGGCGTTGTAAAGTGACGAAAGTTGATGCGCCGTCCACGCAATCGAGTTTGATTTGCCCGAACCTGCGCTGTGTTGAATCAAGTATTTTTGCCCCGTGCCTTCTGTTTTTGCGGCATGAAGTAATTTTTTCACCACGTCCCATTGATGATAACGTGGAAAAATTAAGGCTTCTTTTTTATATCGCCGACCTTCCCAGTCTTCTTTTTCTTCGATTTGCAAATGAACGAAACGCGCCAAAATGTTCAGCAGATTTTCAGGCAAAAGCACTTCGTTCCAAAGATAAGCCGTTGCGTATTGGTTGGCATCGTCTGGCGCATCGTTCCCCGCGCCACCATCTGTTGTACCTTTGTTGAACGGCAGAAAATAAGTGTCAGCACCTTCAAGGCGTGTGGTCATATAAACTTCGTACTGACTGACAGCAAAATGCACCAACGCGCCACGCTTAAACGTCAGCAACGGTTCAGCCTTTTTCGTTGTCGGGTCAATCGGTAAGCGGGTGGTTTTATATTGCTTAATCGCGTTGCGAACGGCTTGTTTAAATTCGGATTTGAGTTCGAGTGTTGCAATCGGCAAGCCGTTCACGAATAACACTAAATCAATTCGCGCCAAATGCCCCCACGCGCTATAAACCAATTCAGGGACAACACGGCAACGGTTCTTTTCATAACGCGCCAATGTGTCAGGGTTTAAATCGTGTTCGGGTTTGAATTGGCACAAACGAAAGCGCGTGTTTCGGTCTTTGATTTCATGACGCAAAACACCAAGCGTGCCGAAAGTTCGCATCTCTTTGTTGGCGGCATTTGGGTCGGTTTTGTTGAGTTGATTGGCAACCCGTTCTAAAAACTTTTCGTCGGCATTATTCGGGTACAGCGCACAAAATTTTTGCCATTGTTGCGGCTGAGTTTCTTGCACAAAACCGAGTAAATCTTCCGAATACAACGCCAATTCACGGTTATAGTTTTCAGATTTTCCGAGCAACCAGCCGTTAGCGAGTAATTGCGAAATGATGTCGTTTTGAAACTGTAATTCGTTGGCTTTGCTCATTCCCAATCCTCTGACGTTTCATCAACTGGCAACGATGCTAAAACATCAACGTCTTTTGTTTCATCGTAACCATCAAGCCAATTTGCACGCGGCGGGACTGTCCATTCCCTCACATCAATTTTCCCCGTCACTGCCGCAGAAATTAGGGCAGTGCGGCGTTCTTGCATGAGTTCGATTGCTGAGTTTGATTTTTCAATCAGTGTGTCAATTTTTGTTGTTTGATTATTTAGGAATTGAATAATTGCTTTAATTTCATTGGCAGGCGGTAATGTAACTGGAAAACTATTTATATTTTCCTGCGTCATCGTTGGCATTCCACTACCTGTGTTATTAACGTCAATGTTTGCTTTTATTAAATCTGAATCAAATAAATATGCCAAAAACAAAGAATCAATTTTTGATTTCTTGATTAGTGCCATTTGTGGATTGATAGTCATCGGTTCATCAACTTTTTCTACGATTGCTGATTTTCCAAATGTTGAACCAGTTTTTACAAGCAATATATCTCCACATTCGACCATGATTTCTGGTGATTCGTAGTATTTCGCCCAACTTAAATACACTTTTTTACTTAATGAAAGGCGATTAACATCAATGTTTGACGGACTTAAAACAATCGCACCTTCTTCTGCATCAACAATATCGTTGACTGTATAACCTCTAAATCCAATACGCCCAAAGATTGAAGATATGTATTTAATTCGACTAACCTCCCAACCCTCAGGCACTTCGCCCAACCACTCCACACCCGAATCTTTCATCGGTGCGTTAGGATTTAAACCTTTGGTCACGGCATGGCTAATAACTGCCTGACGTTTTTCTTTGAGCAGTTCGATGAGCCGCTGTTGTTTTTCTATCAGCGTATCGATTTTGGCT